GCCTTTTATTTGATTATTGAGGTTTTCCGGTTACGCCACCGCTATCGCCGCGGTGAGTGTGATTAATAAGGGATTTACCATTAGCAGTCACGTCGCCATCAGTAGTAAAGCTACCTTTTGTTTGCGTTACGTTACCGGTAAATGACGCGCCAGAACCGCCCTGAATTGCCATGCCACCGTTGCCGTTGATTTGACCTTGTGCGGTCAATACGCGGTCTGTCTCAACAAGCGGGCTACTAATTTCGACTTTAGTAGAGGCTGTGATTTTTAATATATCACAATCAATTTCAATTAAGCGACCCTGTTTTAAAATAATCGTGCTTCCACTTTCATCGTAAACGGCAGTTTCGCCTGATTTTAGGTTTTTAACACGAAAAGATCCGTTTTCCGTGGCAATCACGATGGAGTGGGTTGTCTCCCCGCCCATCGGCAATACCACCACTTGAGTGCCGGCAGGTGGCACGGACGTTAAGCCGAATTGTTGCATCAACTCCACATCTTGCAAAGTTTCGTCTGCTAACCCTGAAACCTGAACTTTTTGGATATTGTCCGCGCTTTTGACTAAATTCAACTTTCCGCGAAAGGCTTGGCGTACTGCGCCCAAGGCGCTTTCCGTGTGTTGTTTTATTACTTGTCCCAATCGTCTCATACTAATCCCCATCCAATACAATCAAATCGCCTTTATTTTTCTTGCCTTTTTTACCTTTGCGCTTACGCGCTTCTTTCGATTTATTTGTATAAGCGTCAGGCGTCCACACACCGTCTTGTTTTAAGCGCAGTTCCGTGGTTGTGCCGCCTTGTCGGCTCAAGGCAAAACGACGGCCCATCAGAAAGAAAATCGCGTCAATGTCGTATTCCTCACAAATCACATGCACACGTTGCCCTGGCGTCCATAACACACCGTCCTGCGTTTTATGGTCAGGCACGGTAATCGTCAGAGTAAAACTGTTTAAAATACTGTCCGCAATGTACTTTTTCGCCCATTTTTTCAGGGCTTCCAAGTTTTCCACATCCGGCACAATCACGGTTTTCGGCTTGTAGGTCTCAACGGCATCATCTTTAAACACCCATTTCAGATCGTTCTTGTTGTTATCGCCGCTACGCCCATGCCGTTGCGCCAAAAAAGTGATCTCTGAAAAGCTTTGGGAAACATCGGTGGTCAGGCTTGCCTGTGTGAAATTGTTTCGTTTGCCGTTTTTCGCACAATACAACGTCGCCACCGGAGCCGAAGAATAATCCGCACCGCCCACAATCAGCGTGCCGGCAGGGTCAAACCATGCATGTAACCCCGCCGAATTGGCGCAGTGAATTAGTGCATTCCAAGCGGTTTCGCCGATGTCGATGTCCACCTTGTCTAATGTCGGGTTAGATTCAGCCCGCAATTCGACATTTTTAATGCCTAGCGGCTCCACAATTTTTTTAATCGCATCTAACACCGTCAAGCCTTTGACATTAGTTATCGGTGCGGAGCAATCCACTAAAATAGACGCTTTATCGCGCCCATTTAAGCTAAAAGTGCGGTCAGTTTTTGAAATGGAATGTTGTGTCGTGTCAACAATGCCCGTCAGTACAAGCTCACCGTTAATCAGCACTTTTGCCGTTTTACCGGAATAATCCGCCAGCACGGTATTGTCTGATGGTACACCAACGCTTAAATTAAACGCGTCGGCAGGAATTAAGAAATCACTGTCAATGTCGTAGCTTTTCCAATTTTTGTGCTGTTTGCCGTCAATCTCAACCACAATCTCATTGTTAAACGGATAGCCGTTATTTTGCGTAGCCATTGAGTACCTCACCGCGTGAAATAAAATTCGGATAACGAATGTGCGGATTCAGCCGCAACAGCTCACCAGCGCGCGTGTAGTCGCCATAAAAAGCATGCGCTACCTGCTGGATTGTGCTATCAAATTCCGCTGTGCGAATAATTAAAGGCGGTTTACGATTAATTGCTGCCAACGCAAGCTGGGTCAATTTGTGGCTTTGTTGACGCAGTTTTTCTGCTGTGTTGTAAGCCTGAATATAAAGCCCCGTATTTGGTGTTTGCAGTTGTCTTGCGCCTGTTTGTTTTTTCGCACTTAATGACATCAAGCCAAAATCATCTTTAACATAATGTAATGTCATCGCGTTTTGCTCCGCTTGCACTAACGCACGCACGGTATTCAACGCTGCCAAGGCTTGCAAGCGCGATTCCGTCACAATGTAATCAATTTCGGACGGAACCAAGGAATCGTCCTCAATAAACTGCGTAGCGATTTTCAACACAGTCGCTGTCGCCAACAACTGCACGGCACAGAAAATTTCTTTGGTATCTTGAGCAGTCAAAGATGAGGTTAATGATTTCAGGGTGTTTGATTTGCTGTTTTTGCCATTGCTTAAATTTGGTGCGATTTCAAGCAGACTTTTCACGGTGCGGGTAACTTCATCAAATTTCGCACGCACGGTTAAGTCGTCACGGTTGGCAATGGCCGTTAAGCCATCTCGAATCATGCTCGCCATCTCACGCACCGCATTGCCGCCTTGTTGTCTAAACGCCTCTTTAGACGTCGGTGTATTTACTGAGATAGCATGCTTTTTTTTGTCCATGTCAAACATATCGCGCACCTGCTCAAAACAGCCGTAAAGCGCGCCAAAAGAGCCTAATAAACGTGATTTGACATTAGCGGCAAATGAAATCCCCTCCATAAAGGTGCCATATAGCTCTAATACATCATCTACCAAGTCTTCGAGCTTGGTTAATAGCTCATCAATCAGCCCAAGAACAGAAAAATTAAACAGAAAGATCGGTTTTGCTGGTGTAGCCTCTTGAAAGCTAAGACTAACTGTCACATAGTCCACAAAATCCGCTTCGTGGTGAAAATAAGCCGAGGTGCAAAGCATATTTTGCAAGCGACCGCGAATCGGATGCACTAATACCGCTGCACCTTGTTTTTCCAGGGCGGATAAAAAGCGTTTAAAATCGGTGTAATACCCCTCACCATAAAACACCGCTTGCAGTTGGATGGTGAGCGGATTTAAACCTAAATCCTCAATATCACCCCCGTTTACGAATGGATACGCATGCGTAATGGTGGCGCGCTCTAAGTTATCATCCACACTTACCACATCAAACCGCACACCGCGATAAGATGCCTGCTGGATTGGCATTGTCCAACCTTTCATTTTTACCCCCGTTTAAGTTCTCGGTATTGGTTTTCGGACGTGCTTTCAGCAATCGTCCGTCCGTCTAAGTCCACGCGGATTTGATTCTGAATAGTAAAGTTCTGACTTTCCACCGCTTGTTTCATCCCTTCGCTGACGGTTGTGCCTAATTGCTGAAATTCGGCTTTGTAGTCCGGCACTTGCACACGACGGTTATATTCCTCTTGTGTTAATGTGCCTCGCTTTAAGCGTTCGTCGGCAATCTCTTTTCGTTTAGTGGCATCACCAAGTGCATAACCGCCACTCGCTAAAGACCAAACTGACTTTTCAGGCGTCGGGACAGGCGGGGCATACTGAAACACCGATTTGCTTGGATAGGCTGCTGCGTAGAACTTTTGTTTTTCGTCTTTTGTTGCGGCATCCAAGGTTTCTTGTCTTTCTTCTTGTTTTGCCATGTAAGGGGCGTAATTTTCTGACCCTTCAAGCATTGCGCCAAAAACTAACAACGGCAAACCGCCTCGCCCAAACTTAGCAAGACGCCCCATTTTTGCCGTATTCGCGGCAGCTGCAGCGCCACCTGCCGCACCGGTTACACCCGTACCTTTACTCAAGACATCACCAACGCCAAGCCCTAAACCGCCTTTACCGCCCAATAATCGCAAAGACCCGGCTGCCGTAATGGCGGCTGCACTTAGAGATGCAACTACTGTGCCTGCAGTAACAATTTTGCCTGTTAAGTCAGGATAAGCTTTGGCATATTCAGCAATTTTCACACTCACATCACCTAACGCGTCATTAAAGCCCTTCATGCCTTCCATTTGTGCGAAATCTACGTTATTTTTCGCGTCTTCCACTTTGTAGCTGTTGGTATCTTTAATCACGGCATGAGAGGTATCCACCGCACCTTCGCTTTTATCCAGGCTTTCTTTCACTTCTTTGCCCAAGCTCACGTTGTTACGGATACCCAATAACGCCATCAATGCTTGGCGGTCTGAAATGATTTGCCCGATTGCTGTGCCTTCCACCAAGTTCGTCATTTCGTTTAAGACTTGAGCTTGA